TAAATGTTATATCGGTCCCTTCTTCTATATTTGCCTTGTTTCCTGTATGATCATATATGCCTCCCCCTTCAATGACTATTCTTTCAGGTGGTTCAGCAGGGTTGCCGAGAAGTGAATCGCATTTTATGCCAGTACCATTGCATCCGGTTATAATTAATTCATTGAATATGACATCGCGTACATTTCCCGCCAACCTTAATACATTTGTTCCGACAACGCCCGAAAGTGTAAGATTATTAATAGTTATCAGCTGTGAATTATTATATATATTGCTCAGCAAAATAATATCCTCACAGTTAATGGTATTGATCTCGACATTCTTTGCAGTTATCTCCAGTCCATATAAATTACCGGAAGTACTTACATTATTTGCCTCCAATCCATCACATGACTGACTATTCCAGTATAAGCCAGCTCTCCCATTGTTTGTCAATACAGCTCCATCAACTGTTATATTCTTGCAGTAAGCGTAAAATATCAAACCATCTTCCCATGTTGCGCCATCAGTTATAATATCTTCAATGCTACATCCATCAATATTTCTGATAAGAATATTTTTGTCGTGTCCGTTATAAGTTTTGATCCCTTTTATTTTAATATTGGTATTATCATAATTTTCAGTTCCGTTATTTACATTTATTGAAATATTGTGCAATAGTGAATCACGGATCGTTACTGATTCCAATGTTATATTTTCACATTTATAAACTACAATTCCGCATCCGGCCCTTTGATCTTCAATGACTGCAATATTCCGGACAGGATGGATTTGTTCCTGGAGATACCTGTTGCCATTAATTATACCATTGCCCGTTATTAAAACATTATTAACATCTTCCAGAATAATTACACTTTGTGTATGTCCAACCTTTGCATTTTCCGATGTCAGGTAATTATAAGAACATACAGAATCAAATGTTATGGTGTTGCCAGTGATATCTGTTATTTGTCCTGTCGATCCACGCAGTGTTCCATAACCCTCGAACTGGACATCATCAGTTATTCCTATCCATTCGCCAACTTTAAAATATTCCGGATGATCAACATTAAAATTATTTGATCCTGCATTTACATTTGAGGTGACAAGAGCAGTACTGCCATCCTTTATTTTTAATGTGCAGTTTATTATTATCTTCTTGTTTGATGGTATATAAATTGGCTGAGAAATCAAATATGTCTCTCCTGTATTTCCGAAAGCAATGCCAAGATATTCGCTGCTTAATGCGGATTGTATCGCTGAAAAATTATTCTCCGGCGTCTCACCCGGAGAAGCACCAAAATCAGTTATATTTATGATCAGAAATCCTGAATGAGAAATAGAACCCTTGATTTCTGCCCGGGTAATATTACCGATTACATTTAATTGATCAATATTTCCGCTTATAGCCATCATGAAGGATCATTTTGCAGTGTTGTTAATATAATAAATCTTCCGAAAGACGGAGTGTATACATGATCTATCGCATCCCATATTTTTGTCTCAAAATAATACTTGCCGATAGGATACAATTTTGAAGATTCATTGATAATCTCATAGGTAATTACCAGACCGTCAATTGTACCGATAAGCGTATCCAGTTCAGTTCCATCCTGATGTTTGATATACATCTTTGCAGAATAGCCGGAAAGTGATTCTAATCCTGAAATTGTTTCAGATATAGTATCTGCATCTCCTTGTCTTATCATTATTAATTGCAACATCTTATAGTGAATATTTAGATTTTAAATAATTATATATTGCTGTTTCATCTTCTGTATCATCAGCTATCTTACGCAATATGATCTCCCTTACATGTATATTAGAAAACCTCGCGTCGACCGTACCTCTTGAGCCCAAAGTAAAACCGCTCATATTATAGATACCGCAATTCCCTGTTATTGCAGTACTTTCATTGATCTGAATCTTCGAATTAGCTCCATCAAAACGGCATCGCATTATTGCCCAGGTATTTAGAACCAGGTCATCACAATTGCCGAGATCTGTTCCCGCACTCATTATTACTCTTGGAGTTACCGTGTCCTGCCTTACTCTTCCGGAATTAGTCGCATTACCATCAAAAATATAATCAAGATTTGTCCATGTAACCGGTTTAAAAATTATATAAATAAACTCAGGCTGGATTAAAGTAAAGCCCGCACATTTCAGATATTGTGATATCCCATCAAACTGGATATAATCAGGATTTACCCACAGGGCAGATCCTGTTACTAAATCACGCCCGCTCTCGAGATAATCATTCCAACGGGATACAATATTACCACCGTCTTTAGTTATTGTACTTAATTCTGATGCAATATACCAGGCAACTGTATTGCCGTCATTAATCACTTCCGGATAAGTTGAAAATGTTGAGAATATAATACTACCCTTGACAGTCTTAAAAGTTATATTATAGGATCCCCTATCCTTCGAGTTTGCATCTTCGGAATAATCGGTAATCTTTGCATTACCTGAAACAATCTTATCGCCTTCTGTAAATCGCCCATAAACAAAAGCCACTATTGCACCCACAGATGCAGCTTCCCGGAGAGTTTCATAATCTTCATGGGTTGCATCCTGTCCGATTACTGTCTGTATCATATTCCCTGTTACGCCTGTTGTTCCGCCCGAGAATGCGGGAGCACTGACAAGTCCGAATAAATCCTTTGTAAAAGTGATTACATCACCCGTTCCTCCAGTTGTCCAGCCGGTATAAGAAGCATCCCGGATTTTTGTCGCGACCTGAGCAATTGTATCTCCATTCAATACTGCGACATTTGTATTAACTCCGTTAAGCGTTATGGTAACATTCCCGCTCGCTGTCGCGCCGGCCGTTATTGTTAATGTATCCACTTCTGCCAGCGAACCTTCGGATGGATCTCTTTCTATTGTCTGGCCTGATGCAGAAAATTCCCCGTCATAATCAATAAATTCATCGAGTGCAATCCCGCTGCTGGCCTTAAGGATCACTTCCTCATAATTTTCTCTTAACTTGAGCCCTGAGGTTATAAGTCCTTTGATGAGCTTATCCCCCCATTTTATGCTCAGCATATATCCATATACAACTGTCTCTGCCATATCATTTTAGCTTGATGTTACCTCATAAGTATTACTTACAATAGGCGTTTCACCTGATAAATATGCCTTGTTATAATATCCCGTTCCCGGGGTTGCGGGATATGTCACGCCTGTAAATGCATAAGTATGGATACCATGATCCATATCAAATACCTGGCTTCCTGAATCCACGACATTATCACCGCTGTCATATATCTGCCAGTAAACCGTTACATTTCCACCGCCCCCGGCATTATCAGCCTCAAATGTGAAGGTCATTGATCCGCTTGCCGGACCATCGGCAATAGTATCTATATGATTCAGTGTCACATCTGGCATGGCAACTATGAAGGATGAAGAGCTCACCCATGATGTATCTGTTGCCATCCGGCTTTTTACGTAATATGTTCCCTCTGTCGCCGGGGCTGTCAGGCCTATAACATGATCCTCATGCCCTGATGCCGCTATGACACCCGAGGCATGTGTTCCGCTCGATTGTGTAACATCGGATCCATTGACTATTTTCCATTCGATAGTACCACGCCCGGTACTCTCTCCAGTATTATCAATATGGATTGTCGTATCAAAAGCTTCTGATGGGGCAATGGGATCCGCTGGCGCCGATACCGTTATTACCGTAAGATTTGCCGCACTATTTAATTCCAATCCGGAGTCAAATGTTACATCCTGATCACTGAAAGCAAAGAATTCCAGGAGGGTCAAATTCCATTTCCCTTCGAACACATCCCAGGTTCCTTCATAAATCTCGAATTCCCTGTTATTGTTAAAGGCATGTTTTATAATGCTCTCGAATCCTATCCCCGTACCTTTTATTGTACCTGTCAGCTTCTGCCTTGGATATATATTACGGCTGGCAAGCATCTTTGCAAGTGCCTGGATAAGAGTAAAATCAGTATCATTGCCGTCAATATGCCATATGGTTGTCTCCGCTCCGGTGCTTAACCTGGTAATATTATCATACAGGTTCTTACAGTTCGGGAAATCAGGGGAATCAGCAGCCAGTATATTTATGTCCGGCAGCTTTGCCGGCTCCGTGCTGCTGTCAAAATTGGCAATGTCATCGAACTTATCATCATACAGTTCCCCGTCTTTGAGGAAGTATATTGAAGGCTCTGAGAATGCAACCCCGCTGTAAACAATCGGGGATGTGGGCCCTGTACTTTTGATCCGGTATAATTGTACAACAATAGTCCCTGTTATGGGTATCTCATCAGTTATGATCTTTAAATTATTGAATGTTGGATAGCTGATGGACGAACTGACTGTCTGGCTCATTATTGTCGGAGTTGTTGTCCAGCCGTCATCGGAGAGCCAGTAATTATTTACCGTATCTGTAAGATAAACGCTGAACCTCACGGTCATGGAGGTTGCCTGCCGTGCGGTATCGGGGCGCTGGTTATATCCGATCGGGGTGAAGTCGAGTTCAAATGCAAATTCCTCGCCTGTTATATTCTCGACAGCTATCTGCTGGGAGATATAATCCGTATCAACATTGCTGTAGCCGGAAAGGAAAGCATATTTTTTACCCTCGGCACTGCGCTGCAATACGCTGAATGTACCTGATTTTGACCAGTCATCAAACATTGATGAAGAATACTTTTCAAATTCATAGTTCAGGAGTATTGATTTCTTGCGGCCATAATCATGTATTATCCTGACCTTATTCCCACCTGACTGCAGGGATAAAAAAAGGCTTCCATTGGGATATACCTCACATCCGCTTTCACCCAGGGTCCCGAGATCAAGAACAGAAGGAGCCGCTTCGGTGCCTTCGTAAACACCTGCTGAAGTATATAACAGCCTGGCTGTTTTCTTATCCTTGTAGCTGACTATGCGCCAGCGGTTATTCCACTGCGTTATGGAGGCATCGTATTTTGTGAGTATTCCCTCGAGCACCTGGTAACAGTTCTTATCCTCAAGTATCTCACATTCTATATATGTCTGTGCGAGGGGGCAGTAATCATCATCATGGTTTATTTCATGTATCCCGATAGCTATGGCATATCCGAGCGATAATTCTATCTTATCCAGGCAATGCCTTATTATTGTGAGCTCTGAGTTAAGCCCAGTCAGGGTAAATGCCTCGCTCTTCAGTAGCCCGAGGCCGTCTGTTGCCTGGAGGCGTATGTTGCTGGGCCCGGGAATATATGGCACCGAATATTGCTGCGGGTTAAGATAGCCTGTCCAGATAAGTGTCGTTGACGGGTAATAGAACTGGATCTTGTATTTCCTGGGGAGATTTGTATAGAATTTAAGGAATTCAAAATCCGTCTCTTCGCGTATAAGGAACTCGAATGAGCTTCCGCATATGACAGATGAAGCATCCTTGCGGGGGAAAAAGGGATTGGCGGGCACATTGCGATCTATCTCGGATCCGGAATAACCATCCTCGGATATAACAGTCATGGAAGTAATGCCTGTCTTGTCCTTGCAGTAGAGCGTATATATTGTGCCGTATGCCATTATGTCGTATTGTTTCTCCTGTTATTTTCATTGTTAATAACCGTCACCAGGTCCGGACCGCGGGCAACAAGCTCGCCGCTTACATCTACCTGGACCCTCTGTGTAGCTGCTGTAGCTTCTCTTGTGTCATAAGTGAACTGGCTCGCTGTTACTGCAGCTGCACCGCCTCCCGTTCCTCCCGAGGCTATATTTGAGAGAGCACCTTTTATGGCAGTGCCAAGTGCGACAAGGGCGATACCTGCAACTATGGCTACAACAGGATTAAGCGACATGAGCGCTTTCTTTATGCCGAGCACAGCCATCCCGGCGCCGATTGCTATCTTGCCTACATTAATAGCCATGTCTGCAAATACCCCGGCTATCATCTTACCGAATCCTGATATCCCGGTATTACCTGTTGCCAGTGCCCCGAGAAATTCCCCCAGGCCTGTTGCCATGGAGCTGAATGCATCATTGACTGAACTGGTAACATCAAGCATGACATTATTCACCGATTCCTTTATCTTCGGCATGGGAGCCAGCACATTGCTTATCGTCTTGCCGAAATCCGGGAACTGAAGATTATCGATTGACGCTTTTGCCACACCTATCTGCTCCGCTTTTGCCTTCTCGAGATCCAGTTCTTCCTTAACAACTTTCAGGAGCGTATTTTTTTCCCTGGTAAGGGCGCGGATCTGATCAGCCTGCTGGGCCAGCAGTCCGCTTATCTTTGCCTCCTGCTCGGCAACTTCCCTGCGCTGTTCATCCGTAGGATCCTTTGATTGCAGAGCGAGCTTCTCCTTCATGATGGCAAGGCGGTCCCGCTCGAGCTTGACCTGGTCAGCATATACTGTGCGCGCTATGGATTCAGCTTCCTTTAACTTACCAAGACGTTCCCGCTCGGTAAGATCAAGGTTCTTTGCCTCCTCCCTCAGCTCCGCGATCTTCTGCCGGCGGGCCTCGAGAGTTGTTATAAGATCTATCTCGCGGTCCTCCAGCTCATCTTCCCTGGTTGCCAGGTCGCCGGCTGCCTTCCAGTCTTCCTTTATCTCCTCTCCCATTCCCTTGAAGGCATTCTTCATCTTCTCCCATCCCTCGGCAAACCGGAAACTTACAATATCGACAAGGGCTTCACCGAAAAGGATCAGCCGCTCGATGACATTATTGATAACTGATTTTATCTGTGCAAGTATCTTTGCAAACTTATCAGCGCCCTCCCCGGAGCGGGTAAAATATGCAGCCACGGATCCCAGGGCAACAACCAGGGCGCCTATGCCTGTAGAGATAAGCGCAACCTTAAGGACCTTCATGGCAATAGCCAGGGTATTTCCTCCCGAGGCTGCCCCTTTGAAAGATGATCCGAGAAAACTGAGGGATTTGCCCGCTGTCCCTATGGCATCATTTACGGCAGACATATTGAGCCCGAACATCGAGGCAAACTCATTAAGGGCATTCCCGGCAGCTCCTTTGAATTCAGAAACAGCCTTCTCCCCGTCCTTCAGGCCCTTGCGGAAATCTGATGAGTCAACGCCGAAGCGCGCTTTAAGATTTGAGATTACTGTTCCCATTGGGAAAATATTTATTTAAGATCTCTATGCTTTTATCCATCCTTTTTTTGTATTCTTCTTCGGAGATCCTCTCATATTTTTCGGTATTTTTATCCCAGGGCATAGGCCAGAGATCAATGGGTTTTCGTTTATCTTCTTTCGATACCTGGATATTCCAGAGCAGCGAGGTTGCAATCCTCATAAGCTCGGCCAGGATTTTTATCCTCTCTCCCTGTGCTTCATTATAACCACCCATTGCATCGAAGAAATCCCCCACCCTCATCATCCCGAACTGGTCCGGTGAGTACCGGAGACATCCCAGTCCAAATCTCCGTAGGTGTGAATAATTAAGCCATTCCAGGTTACTGAGATCTAAACCGTCTTTCTGAAGTGTATCAGCGGAAATCTCCTGGGAGCCTGATTTTTTTTTTCAGCACCCGAGCTCTGCTTTGCCAGTATTCCAGAGAACTCGACAATGGAATGCATTGTCATGAGCCTGCCAAATTCAATTTCATTAAGGCCGAGGGACTTGCCATCCGCCGCCTCCCCTTCCATGGCGGCGCACCAGGCAATTATGCGAAGGGTTTTTATGTCAGCACGGCCTTCTTTCATGTTCAGCATATCCGCCATCTCCTTCCCGGTAAGGGAAGTAAATTCACCGAGCGCATTCATATTCCATTCAATGCGAACCCGGCGGCCATCGGAGAGAGTGATATATTCCGGCTTCATCCTAAGTATATGTTCCAAATGTTACAGATCCCCTGACTGCCTTGAATGATACTGTGTAAGATCCGCGGTCCTTCGAGTTTGCATCCTCGCTATAATCCTGGATCTTTGCATTCCCCGATACTATCTTCTCGCCTGTAGTGAATCGGCCATAGACGAAAGCCACGGTAGCGCCCACGGAAGCGGCCTCGCGGAGAGTCTCAAAATCCTCATGCGTCGAGCTTTCCCCTGTGTCGCGTTCGATGGTCTGCCCGGATCCGGTGAATTCCGTATCAAAATCGATGAACTCATCCACCGGCACACCTGAGCTCGATTTAAGAAGCACCTCCTCGTAATTCGGTTTTATTTTTAAACCGGTTGTTATGAGGCCCTTGATAAGCTTAGTTCCCCATTTGAGGTTAAGCATATAACCTTTTACAACTGTCTCTGCCATTTTATTTAATTATTAACGGTTACTTGTTTCTATTGTGAATCTCAATATGTTTGTATATAATTTATCTTCAGTGTCAAAATCCGGTTCGTTGCCTTCAAAATAAACCGATGTGATAATTGTTCCGGAGACTGTTGTTCCTGCCAGTGCTTCGACAGCCGTGATAATGGAATTCACATACGTCTCCAGTGTATCAGGGGAATCATCGATTATCACAATCTCCACGGTCCACTCATAATGCGATAACCCGGCTTTCTGCCGGAAAGGAGTGCTGACTTCTCTGTGGACACAGTAAGGAGCCGGGATCTTCTCATCCCCCATGACATAAAAAGTATTCGGTATTATGCCGGCAAGTGTTGTCTGTAATGCTTCGCTTATCATTTTGTTGCCCCGTATTTATCACATAACTCCTGGATCTTCCTGGCCCATTCTTTTTCCAGCTCCCTGGCAGCTGCATCCTTGCTGTTCTCCCAGGCGTTCTCGACAAAAAGATCCGGCTTTATCCCGCCCTTGCGGTCCCTGGTAAGCCTGCTGCGCTCCCTAACGAACTGGTGATAGGGAGAGCGGTTTGCATAAGTCCCGTAATTGAACCAGTAAGCCAGCTGGAAGGGATCCCATTTGATGCCCCTGCGGTTTACATATACCCCGGCATTGCGGAAAAATCCAACGCTGGTAACAAGCATCCTCCTGTTGGATTTCACTTTCACTGCCTTTTTTACCTCCGCTATTTCTGAAGGTATGCCGGCAATGATCGCTTTCTTTACAGGCAGTGCAGCTTTCCGGAACCCATCCATAACAGGCTTGTTGAATCCTTCCTCCGGAAATTCCCTGAAGATCCTTATCATCCTATCCGCCCCTTCCAGGACGAAATTTTCGCTGCTCATTCCGTGATCTTCTCTGTTTCTATTTCAATGAACACTTTCAAATCATCAGGATTCAGGGACAGGATATTATAATAAATCTCTGAATCCAGTATCCTCATTGACTCATCCATGCCGCTGACATAATGCGTCATATAAACCCAGCGGTAAGGGGTTACAATCCTGTTATTAATATATTGTTCCGTCCCCGGTGCCGATTGCTTTCTCGACGCAAAAACCTGCTTCCATGTGGAATATGTTTTTGTGGGTGCGCCCATGGAGCTCTTGCCGCTGGTAACGCTCTGTATCGTGATATATCTGTCGAAGTTGCCCGGCGTGCCCATTGTTAATATCTTTGTACACGGTAATTGCGAAGCAGTCTCTCGGCTGCAGACTGCCGGATACTTACTCCGAAATTCAGCATCCGGTTATCGGGATTGAGATATCTCTCGCTCACCAGGAGGACAAGTGCATCTTTAATATTTTTAGGCACGCTGTTTGCATCGGCATAGCCGTTTGTGAATTCGATGACAACAGCATTCATCTTTTCAGTATCCGTCTGGAAAGATTCCAGAAAGCGGATCCTGGCGGTGAGCTCGGTATTGTCGAGCTGGTATTTCGATGAGCTGAACTCGGTTAATTCACTGGATCCGGGGGCATAATATTTTATGCTGGTTATAGTTGCAACAGGGCCCAGAGTAATCTCCATCTCATCACCATCGGGATAGCCATCGAGATAGGCGTAATAAGTTGCCCTGGCAATCTGCCTCCCAATATTTGCCTGAACAGATTCAATAACATAATCGATAAGCTCCCCGATGAGAGTATCGAAATCTGTTGTTGTGATCCTTAGATTGTGTTTTATTTCATCTGTTGAAACCGGATCGAATGCAGGGGCAGTCTTAAGCTGGTATCTCGGGCGTTCCATCTCACTTCAGGTATGCTTTTATCTTCTTAAGCATCGTATTGCTTACTGCATCGAGCAGCGAATCGCCGGCTGCCTTAACTTTCTCAACACTGTCGAATCCTGCTGCAAAAAGCTTATCGCGGCCCGGGAGATCCTCAGGCAATAGGTTTTCCTTCTGATCATCTTCCTCCGGGAGGATTATGATATATCCTCCGCTGAGTAATCCCGGAGCTTTATCTGCGCTGACAATCCCGATGTCCCCGGCGGAATAGGCATATTTCGGGGCTGCCCTTAGAAATTTCACCTTTACATAACCTTTTTCCATAGCATTAAATTTTAAAAAGGAGCAGGCCTTGGTACCTGCCCCTTTCTGATTAACAGAACCTGATCTATGAAAAGAACGCTATTAAGTTGCGCAAAGAGCATCCTTCATCGCAGCAAAGCTGGCAGGGTGTTTAAGCACTGAATCCCAGAAGCTGTTCAGGACAATACGAACTTTATTCCCTATAGCCTGGCTTACTGTATCAACAGTGACATCAATTCCCCCGAACCCCGCACAGATCATCTCAGTCCAGTTACCAAAAATGATCGCGGAGCAAACTCCGCTCGATGATCCTTTTGTAAGATCATCGGGCACCTGGGTGCTGACAAGTGCTTTATATCCGACAAGCGTTTCGGGCTGAAGTATATTCCATACCCTGTCAGGATGACCGGATTCGATTGCCGTGCTCATCAGCTTCCAGCGGACCTTCGGAGAACATGCAAATCCAAGGGCGCCGAAATCAGCATTGTCGATAGCCACTTCCTTGATAAGTGCCAGAACATGGACCAGTGTTGGAGCGAGTCCGTTTGTTCCGCCGGCCACATCCCCGATCCCTGATGTTGCAAGTAATCCCGTAGGCCCGTTTGTTGCTCCTTCGATACATGCATTATCATAAGCAACCGCCATGGCACTGATAAAAAGATCACGGATAATTCCCTCAACATTGTAAGGGCTCTGCAGGAGCAGGAGCTTTGATACATCCTGGTAACAGGTAAGGCGTTTCGGAGTGAGTGAAACGGATTCTGTATCTGATCCGGCATCGGAAGCATTTGCAACCTCTGTCGCCCAGCCTGCCGTGGCGGCTGTTGCGACCCGGGGGACACTCATATTTGAAGTGAGCCCCGACCATACCGTTGCGCCCAGGGCAACACAAACAAGCTTTGCATAAAGGGCATCGATAAACCCGGTAAGATCTGTCGGCACCAGTGGAGCTGTGGCTGTGGTTATATCAGCGCGTGTATGGGCTCCAATGCGCAGGACCTTGCTCGGAACTCCAAAACCAGAAATGCTCTGACCTATTGCAGTCATTTCTTTTTCAGCCTCCTGGTTCATTTCTGCCTCCAGTCCGGTGAGTCGTCCTGAGCGCATAAATTCCTGTATCGCTTTTACAAACGAATACTGCTGCAGGGATCTCACTTCCTTCTGGGAAAGATCGATTCCTTTTTCAGCAGCTTTGAGACGAATGATATTCTCCTTCTGTTCCTCGAAGGAGATCTCGCGGTTGAGATCATTCACCTCCTTGTAGAGTTTTTCCCACCGGGATTGTTCGTCCTCGGTGAGCTTCTCGGCCTTATTGGCTAATACATCCAATTCAGCCAGAAGGCCATCACGCTTTTGTTTTAATTCATGTGATTTCACTTCTTAATGGATTTTAATTAATAATATAGTTATCAGCCTTTAAGGCTCGTTACTCTTAATTTGCGAAGCAGCTGCCGGATCTTCTCCGGATCCTTCTCCTTCAGCCCGAAATCCTTCCCGTCGAGCAGGTCAAGGATATCGCGTACCGTAAGATTCTCAATTTCGCTCAGGCGGAATTTTCCTCCCAGCTCCCGGAATGCGTACATCAGTGCGATATATCCTTCCTCGCGCATCCTTCTTCGGGTGATATCCCTTTTGCCGGCATCCGGATTGCTGGGGATATTCACAATGGAGCATTCGATAAGCTCCTGTCCGGCAAAATAATAAGTCTCCCTGGATCCTCCCCTGCCTTCTTCACCTTCTCCCCACCGGCCTTCACCAACTTCCAGGAATCCAACAGAGCTCCTGGAGAGGGATCCGAATAATACTTTACGAAAGATCTTCTCTGATATCGGATTAATTTCTGCGGGCTCAAACTGGATATCAGCAATCAGCTTCCGGTCGCGACCGGCTCCCTCGAGATCAACCCTGATGCTCTTGCCGATTACATAATCCGGATCAGGATCCGTGCATAATCCCCCGGAGAGATTATGCTGGTAAGCAACCACGGGATTTTTCCTGTAATTATCGAGCTGCCAGTTATCCTGGTTAAGTATTGTTCCATGCCGATCCTTGGCGGCTGTTGAAAGGACAAATGGAATAATGCGGCTCTGCTCCACATCGGCGGGGATATCTCCGCGGGATCCATATCCAAATTTCTTATTTTTCATCGGAGAATGTTTTTATTAATTTTTCCTTAATCTCTTTATTTGCCTCGCCATTTTTCCCGACAATATTCGCCGGCTTATATGGCACATCGC